CGCCGGCGGCGAGCTCGCGGAGCTCTTCCTTCGTCTCCTCGTCCTCCGCCGAGGCTTCGACGGCCGCCAGCAGCTCGTCGAGCTCGCCGAGGACACCCACCAGGCCCGCCCGGAGCTCGGCCATGTGACCGAGGCTCACGGGGGACATGTCGGAGCTCGGCGAGGGGGCCACCGAGGACGGGTCGACCGGCAGCGCGGGGAGAGCGGTCACGCGGCCTCTTCGCGGGCGCGGGCCGAGGTCTTGGCGACGCCGGGGCCGTACGCAGGGAGGGTCGCGACCACCTCCCAGCCGACCCGGGTGGCCCGGAAGCCCAAGCCCATGCCGTTGGCCCACTCGACGAGCTCGTCGAGGGCCCGGACTTCATCGCGACGGGAGGCGCGCCAGTCCTTGCTCGACCAGGTGGCGATCTGCACCTGGTGGCCGCACCCGAAGCTGGTGCGCACGGTGAAGGAGCCGTCGAGGCGGAGGGGGCCGTTTGCGAGCTGGCGCTGCACCACCTCGGCGGCCCTGAGGAGGGAGGGCTCGTCCTCGATCGCCTCGCGCTCGGCGACGAGGTACGCGATCTCGGCGGCGGCGTCCTCGGCGGAGACGTAGGTCCCGTCGACGCAGAAGGTGAGCAGCGAGACGCGCTGCACCTTCACTGCGGCGAAGTAGGTGACTCCGCCGAGCGTCAGGGAGCCGACCCTGGCCTGGATGCGGGCAGTGTCGGTGGAGGTGAGCGTGGGCAGCGCAGCGGCGGCGGGCGCCTGTGCTACAGGGAGCGTAACCATGTGGACCTCGGAGCAAGAGGTTTGCTGGCCAGGGCCCCGGGGAGCTGGCTTGCTCCTTTGGGGCCCGTTCAACTTCTGGAAGCAGTATCAGCCTTCGTGGCTAACTTGGCAAGAGAAAAAAACGTAGCCTTGCCGCTTCGTGATGCCTGGGTTAGGGTGCTGCCTATGGTCGGGAAGGCAGGCAGGAGCGGGCGGCCCGCTGGGGCGACGACGAAGTTCGCCTACCAAGTTCGCCTCGAAGAGCGCGAGGCAGAGGCGTTCGACGAGCTCGTGTCGCGCCGCGAGGCAGAGGCGGCAAAGGTGGGCGCCAGGGCGAATGCGTCGAGCGTTCTCCAGGCGATGGTCCGCAAGACCCTCCAGGAAGAGGGCCTCCTCACCGATGCCACCGCACCGTCGGCTCCCGAGCCCTCCAAGCCCCGAAGGAACGGGACCCCGGCACCCCCGAAGAAGGCGCCCGGGCCGAGGCCCCGGCCATGATCGCCGCCGCGCCTCGATCCCGTCCTCGATGCGTCGCCTCAAGCGTGGCCGCCGAGGGGGCACGGGTCAGGTTCTCGCTACGGTGCGATCTTGCAGTCCGAGACCGTGCCCGCATACCAGCCGCCGTTGGGGTACCACTGGCCCGTCTGTTCCCAGCGCACCTCGACGCTCTTGAGCGTGCCCTCGACCTTGTACTTGCACTTCACGCTGAAGCGCGTCGCCGGCAGCTTGTCGGCCGCGAGCGCGGGGTCGGACCAGAGGCCGGCCGCGGTGAACTGCACGTGCTCCACCGTGGTGTAGGGCTTGAGGAGCTTCTTGTCGTCGTTGACGTCGCCGCCCTTGGACCACGGCTTGTTGGCCGCCTCGAAGGCGCAGTGCTTGCCGCCGATGTCGTCGGGGGCGGCGCAGGCGAGGTCCTGCCGATCGCTGCGCACGAGGGTGACCTCGATGTCGACCACCTGCCCCACCGTCCACTTGGGCTTGGTCTGCTCCGTGGGCGACTCCCGCCCGAGGATGGCGAATCCGGCACCGAGACCGACGACGGCAACGCAAAGGCCAGCACCGAGAACGAAAAGCCCCACGATCACGAGCAGGGCTATCGCAGCGCCGCTCATCCCCTTCTTCGGCGGCGGCTGCGGGGGTTGGTACCCAGGCGGCGGTCCGAGTCCCTCTCCGGGGCCTCCGTATCCTTGCGGTGGTTGCATCGGACCAGGCTATCGACGTCGAGGGTGGCCGGTCAACGAGCGCGGCATCGACGGTCAGGCCCGAACAGAGAAGATCGCCGCCTACGCTGAGGGCGTTGGAAGGGAACACCATGAGGACGAGAAGGTTCGACGTGTTGGGTGCGCTGGCGATCGGCTGCGCGGCGGGTTGGTCGCTGTGCCACGCGACCGCATGCTCGACGGCGAGCGCGGGCGGATCCGAGGGCTCGATCGTGTCCGCCCCCTGCAACGTCCAGGGGACCGCAAACGGGAAGCCCGCCACGTTCGCCGTGCTCGCCCTTCCGGGGCGAGCAAAGGAAGACCTGGCGGTCAACGTGGTTCGGCTACAGGGAAGCCCCGTATCGTCTGCCGACACCACGATCCCCGGAGGAACCTTCTACAACGCTTCCGACCTCGTGAGCAGCGAGCTGCCGCTGGTCTCCGATGGAGCGGTCGCCGTCGAATGCGTTTCCGGGACCGGCACCGTGAGCTTCTTCGTGCGGTAACCCGCTACGCCACGGGGTACCAATCGCCGAGGGTGGGGTCGTAGTAGATCATGAACGCGCCGGCGGGCGTGGAGGTTCCGCCGCCGGCCGGGTTGTAGTGGAACAGCAGGTTGCCGCCGACCGAGCCACCAACGCCGTAGATGTACAGGTTATGAGAGCCCTGGTAGCCGGAGAATGCGATGCCGTTCACAACCACTTCGGTGCAAATCCCACCAGCAGGCGCGGAGAACGTCCAGTTGCGGTCGGCGGTGAACCCAACCGATTGCGCGAGAATGGCGTCGTACGATGATGGGTCGACGGTGAGCGCCGTGTCGCTCGTGAGCACCGCGTAGCGGAGCGCGGTACGGCCGTTCGTGCCGCTGCGCGTAAAAAGCGCCGTCTGCGTAGTGGCCCCGCTCAACGTGGTGGCCCCGCTGAAGGTCGCAGGGCCGTGCCACGCGAGCGTCGCCCCCGGCGATCCGCTGGCGCCGGTGAGCGTCGAGCCGTTGTCGAAGGTACACGTCGAGTAGTTCTCGAACTCGACCGTGGCGGGGGTGCCCGACGTGCCACCCACCGTCATGTGCGCGCCCGGCGCCAGCTCGAGCGCCGTCGAGGCGAAGAACTCGACCGTGCCCCCGACCACGGAGATCGATCCCCCGTTCTGGACCGTGAGGGAGCCGTTGCTGGTGGATCCGTCGAGGATGATCGAGCCGTTGACCATCTGGACGCCGTTCACGGCCAGCCCGGCGTTGGTGTCGATGAGGAGCGCGCCGTTGAAGTAGACGGCCTGGCCGGTGGCGAGGTCGAGCCCGGGGCCACCCTCGGGCCCCGCGACGAGCGTGCAGCCGGTGAGGGTGACGGAGGTCACCCCGGTGTAGGCGATCAGGGCGCCGAGGGCGGGGATCCAGGCGGTCCCCGAGGTGGGCGCGCCAATCGTCGACCCGACGTAGATCGTCGCCTGGGGCAGCGCCTGGTTGTTGCTGCCAGAGGCGATGGTGGTGGAGGGCGTGCCCGCGCGCACCGCGCCCGAGAACGGATCGGCGCGGAGCCCCGAGCCGCCGATGACGATCTGCGCGCCGGGTGCATACGTCCCGCCGCCGGTGCCGTCGAGCGCCTCGTTGATAGAGACGCGCACGGCGTTCAGGAACGCCGACGTGATGACCGTCGTGAAGGCCACGAAGGGCGATGCCGGCGTCAGGGGGAAGCTCATGGGCGGGCCTCAGGTCGTGGCGGGCGGGGGCTCGGCGGCGCCGGGGGCTGTCGCGGCCGCTGGCGTGCCGGCGGCCCCCTCTTCCGAGGCCATGGGCTTCGCCTCGAGGATCGGAGCGGCGGGTGCCGCGACGGCGGGTGTCAACGCCGGCGTCGGCGCCGCCGTGGGCTCCGCCATGCGGAAGACGCGCGGCTCGACGGCGGTGCCGTTCACGGCGAGGAGCAGCCGCATCCCGCCGTCGGCGTGGCCGATCGTGTCGAGCCCGGCGGAGAGGTGCTTCCAGCCGGCCTCGCCGAGGGCGCCGGCGGCCTCCTGCTCGCTCCAGGCCCAGACGACGGGCCCGGTGAGCTCGTCGAGCAGGGCCTGGCCGCGGCGCTTGGCGATCATGTCGCGCCCCACGACGCAGTCCGGGCAGGCGATCACCATCACCGGCTCGATGCCACGCTGGCGGCGGGCCCGCGCATACGCCTCGTACAGCGTGGCGGAGACCAGGCTGCCGGCGAGCAGCGCGCGCTCGGCCGGGCCCTCGCCGCCGTCCACCCGGGGGAGCTGGACCAGGGGCAGGTCGGGGACGCCGAGGCCGGCGAGGACGGGGGGGAGCTTCTTCATCGAGGGGACGTCGAACATGCAGGACTCCGGGGAGGTTTGCGGAGGTCGAGAGCGACGCGCCGGCGAGCGCGCATGGGCTCTCAGGTGAAGATCAGCCGCGCATTGCCGCAGTCGGCGACCGTGTACTTCGTCCCGCCGGTGTCAGCGGGATCGCCCGCGAGACCGATCTCGATCAGGGTCGGAGAGGAGAACCCGATCAGGACCGACGACAGGTCGAAGGAGACCTCGAGGAGCGACGCGCCGGCGCCGGCCAGCGCCGCCGCGGCGGTAATGCTGGTGGTGATGGTTGCGAGCGTGGTGTTGGTCGAGGTATCGACGACGGTGATCTGCGCTTCTTGGGACCGCCATCGGCACGCGGACCCGCCCTGGTCCTGGAGGTTCGTCCCGAAGCCGACCGGGCCGTGCGTGCCGGAGGCGGTGCCCCCCGTGGTGCAGACGTACACCACAGGGATCCCTGTCCCGCCGCCGTTCGCGTTGCCGACGATGTTGCCCGGCGAATACGTGGTGGTGGTCCACGCGGGCTCGCTCCCGGTGTGGTCGCACCAGAGCGTGGCCTTCAGGACGCACTTCGTGGCGCCGGGGTAGTCGACGCTGGGCTGGAGCGCGCCCGCCCAGAACGGCCCGCCGCCGGCGCCCGTGGCCGTCGCGAGACCGGTGAGCGGCAGCAGTGCTCCCGTGGAGGAGATGCCGCTCGCGCCACGGATCGCCGCATTGACCAGCGGCAACCACCATTGCGATCCGTGCTCACCATGCTCATCGAAGCAGATGACCGAGAGCCCGTTCAGGCACGCCACCCGGACTGCCACGGTGGACTGGGTGGTGAGCGGGTTGACGTTCCCGGTCGTCTTGTCGACCAGGTCGTTGATGGAGCTCTGGAGGATGAGCGCCGTCCCCGCGACCCCCGCCGTGCCGGTGACCTGGGAGTTGACGAGGCCGCTCGGGGTAAGCGCCGGCGGCGTGCCGACGTCGTCCGTAGAGATCACGGACCATGTGGTGGAGTCGACGTTGGCCGTCGAGTTGAGTCGCGCAAAGAACGGAGCCCCGGGCGAGACGACCAGCTCGGCGCCGGGCGCACCCCAGGTGACGCCGTCCGCGGAGAGCTGGATGGCCGGGGAGGGAGGGAGCATGGGTCTTCAGCTCGGGGTGAAGCGGGCCCACTGGTACGCGCTGTCGGAGACGCGCGAGACGTAGAGCCCGCAGTAGGCGAAGAGCGTGGCGAGGCTCGCCGCGTCGGTCGGCGGCGTGCCCCCGGAGCCCGGGAAGAGCGCGGCGATCTGCGCGCTTTGGGGCGTGATGATCACCGTCCCCGAGTGCGAGTTGTCGGGGTGCGCGATCGAGAAGTACTGCGGCTGGCCCGCCGGCGAGAGCGTGCCGTTGGCGAGGACGAAGCGCAGGGCGTCGGAGCGCTGGGAGAGGTACCACCAGAAGGCGTTCGTGCCGCCGTCGCTCGCGCCGCCGTTGCAGGTGACGATGAGCGGGAAGAGCGGATCGCCGCTCTGGACCGCTCCTGCGATCAAGGGACCGATGGCGCCGACCGCCCCCGGGCTCCAGATGGTTCCCCCCTGCGTCTCGACCGTCCAGCTCGAGGCGAAGCTGTTGGCGCGCAGGAGGCCCGTCGCGCCCGAGTTGTCGAAGCTCCCCGCCTTCGGGCCAGAGAGCACAGCGGGGCCCGGAAAGACCGGGAAGCCATCCGCCGCGAGGGGCGCACCCGACACGGCGAAGCGCGCGCGCATATCGGCGTACTTGGGGCAGATGGCCATGTGCGCTCTCAGTCCATGACGAGGGTGCGGTCGGCGACCGCGACGTCGACGACGGCGTGGCCCTCGTCGGTGCCGACCACGAAGCTCATCCAGGCCGGGCAGGCGCTCTTCAAGGTGCGGTTGAGCTGCCGGACCGTGGAGAGGAACCCCGCGTCGGTGAGGGTGATGGGCTGGAGGCGCACGCCGATCACGGCCCGGCAGCTCGTCGACTCCCAGCCGGGCGGCCCGGGGTTGAGGCCGGGCGTGTAGGTCGGGGCGCTGGCCGAAGGGAGGTAGAACCCCAGGAATGCCGTGCCGGCGATGGCCTGGCAGATGGCGTAGAGGTTGGCGATGGTGTTGCCGACGAAGCCCAAGAACTGGGCCGCGAGCGCCCGCCGGCGGTCGGTATCGGTGTCGGTCGGCGCCGGCCGGAGGCCTGCGGCCTGCTCCCAGGTCGGCAGGACGTCGACCATCCGGAGCGGGTCGAGGATGCCTTCGAGCCGCCGGTTGATTGCCCAGACCATCGCGATCGCGAGCGCCTCGGCGTTCGTCAGCGCGATCTGCGCCGGATCGGTCGGGTCGAGGTAGGGCCGGAAGGTTTCGAGGAGGGCATCCTGCGCGACCTCGAGGTCGTCGGGCCCGCCGCCGAGCGGCATGGCGAGCGGGTAGCCGAGCGGCACGGCTCACCCCGCTTTGCAGTAGATCGGGACGGCGCCGCCGAGATCGGAGAGGACCCCAGAGGTGTTGGTGACGTAGAGGGTGATCGTGTAGCCCGTGCGGACCGGCCGCACCTTTCCGTCGCCGATGCCGATGGGCGCGTCGATGTCTTGCTCCGACCAGCTCCAGAGGACCTGCTCTTGGGTCTGGACGACGTTGTCGGGGTCGAGGGTGTAGACCCAGATCCCCGGGCTCGCCCAGGCGCTCGGCGTGGAGATGGTGTAGACGCCGGTGTTGGTCCGCGCGATCGCCGGTGCGCTCGCGGCGTCGTTTCCCCACTGCGCCGCGAACCACGTCGGCGTCACCGGCCCGTTCGAGGCCGCCGTGGGGAAGATGACCTGAAGCTTGGTCGGCGCCGGGCAGGTCAACGCCGCCACGTCGGCCACCAGGCGGTTCCAGTCGGCCTGCGTGATGTCCGTCTTCGGGTTGGCGAGGATCCGCGCGTTCTTCTTGGGGCTCCCGTAGGAGGCGAGGGAGCGCGGCGTGGTCATGGCTAGCCCTTGATGAACGCGAGCGAGTTCAGGACGAGGATCCCCGGGGGATCCGCTGTGGTCGCGGGGACGTTTGGCTGGATCTGCGTGGTGGTCGTGCCGGCGCTGTAGGTCGCCGCGAAGACCAGGTTGGCGATCTCGGCGTAGGCGTTCTGCACGAGGTCAGAGAGCCGCGTCGTGAGCCCCGGCGGAGCCGTGCCCGAGTCCACGGCCGGGAAGCGGGCCGCGAGGGGGAGCAGCTCGAGGAAGGCCGTCTTCTCGCCGGGGCCGACGGCGGCGATCCCCGCGAGGAACGTGGTCGCGTAGGAGACGAGCGAGAGCGCGCCCGCGCTGACGTACTGGCCGAGCGGGGAGGCGATCCAGCCGCTCTGCACCGTGAACGTCCAGGCGCCGGCGCTGCCGCCGATGGCGCCGGTGATGCTGTACTCACGCATCGTGCCGACGGCGATCCCGAGCACGGGATCGATGTAGGTCGGGTCCCAGACGCCGATGCTCGAGCCGACGCTGGGCGAGACCACGCTGTTGACGGTCGCGATGCCCGTGCCGGCGTTGTAGGCGGTGATCTTGCAGACCTCGGCGGGCCAGGGGGCCGCATCCCGCCAGCCCCCGCCCGAGCCGCCGGCGGCCTGGGGCAACGGCAACTGGGCCTGGAGGACCACGTCGACGAGCTGCGGGGTGACCGTGGTGAGGTTGAAGTCGTTCTGCCCGGGCATGAGGCCCAGGACGGCGGCCTTCACCACGGTGAGGATCGCCGAGGCGACCGTGCGCTGCCCTCCGGCCGAGGTCACGGCGACGTCGTAGGCGGCGGCGCCTCGCGCGCAGGCGTAGACGTAGCCAGCTTGGATGGCGGCCGACGCGTTCTCGACCCACTGCTGCACCGAGCTCGCGTTGCCGCCCACGGGAGGCGACGACAGCTTCTGGAGGAGCCGGGCCCGTAGCGTGTCGTCGGTGTCGGTGTCGTAGCCGTTGGTGATCGCGGTCGACGTGACCGTCGCCAACGGCCCAAGGGTGCCGATGGCCGCCGAGCTCCAGGTGAGCTGGGCGTTCGCCGCCTGGTTGCCGATGGAGCCGGCAGCGAGTGCCTGGACCGCGACCTGGGCGCCGTTGCCGATGCCCTGGAGCGGCGAGCCCGGGGCTGCGAAGGTCTGGTAGGCCTGCCCGTTGATCTGCCCAGGGAAGCCCGCAGGGATGTTGACGGTCCCCGTCGAGACCGCGATCGTGACGTATCCGACGGCCTGGCTCGCCGGCCGGGGCTGCACGCCGAAGACGGCAGCGAGCTGGATCAGGTCCGTGCCGGTCGCCGTCAGCGGGTTGAAGGCCGCCGCGCTGATCTGGCCGTTCGCGATCGCGACGGCGACCTGATCGGCGTACGCCTGGGCTCGTTGGTAGTGGTCGGAGCCGGGCAGGACGTTGGGGGGTGAGAGCCCCTGGACGACGTACCCGAAGACGATCGCGTTGAGGATCGTCTGGAGGATCTGCGACGGAGTCGGGTAGGCAGCGTCGCCGACGGCGGTCATGGGCTCAGCGCACCTTCAGCGTCACGGCCAGGTTGGTGCCGTTGTTGGTGTAGGTGATGCTCTTGAGGCTCTCGGCGGGGCTTCCGCCGCCGGTCGCGGTGATGGCCAACCCCGAGATCGAGCCGTCGTCCACCAAGGGCTTGAGCGCGGTGCGCAGCGCGGCCTCCTGCGTGCGGAGGGTCTGCGGGGTGATGACGGGGACGTCGGTGTCCGCCTCGCAGACCAGCACGTAGACCCGCTGATCCGTGCCATCCATCGCGAGCGGATTGCCGAAGGCGTCCAAGAGGTAGCGCTGCGCCACCGGATCGATGGCCCACGAACTGACGAGCGTGGTGGGGGTGACGCCGGGAGGCGTGACGGGGTTGCCGGCGGGGCTGCTGCCGGCACCGAAGAAGCCGAATCCACCGGGCATCAGACGACCGGGGTCCCGTTGATGGTGACGCCCCCAGGCGCGACGATGGCGACGGTTCCGCCGGGACCGAGCGTGACCGAGCACAACGAGGTTCCGTCGTTGAACGAGAGGACGACCGCGGCGGGGAGGAGGAGCACTTGGCCGATGGCGGGGGTGGAGGCGTAGAGGAACTGCGCGCCGGTGGCGCCGCACGAGAGGCCGCCCTTGGGCGTCATGGCGGACACGCTGTTTCCGGTGGCGTCGACCGTGACGGCCAGGCCCTGGGCCAGCGCGAGGAGCTGGATCTTGTTGCTCGCCTGCGTGAGCTTGAGGGCGGCGTCGCTCTTCGAGACGATGGCCCGATCGCCGGGGGCGACGGTGCCGGCCTTGCCGTTGTACCGACCGTCCTGGCAGGCGATGATGAAGCGGTCGTTCCCCGGGGTCCAGGCGATGCCTTGCGCGGCGCCCGTGCTGTCGGGCGGGTTCGGGAACGAGATGAAGCCGTCGGTGCAGAGGTAGGCGCAGTCCTGGCCGACCCCGTCTCCGGTGGCGAGGTCGCCGACCTTCAGGCGCGGCTCGTCGTCAGAGGAGACGACGTAGGTCAGGTCGAGCAGCTCGAGATCGCCGGCGCCCATCGGAGCCTCAGTGCCTGCTGTTGGGGGCGACCCCGAGGATGAGCGCGCCCTTGGGGATGAACCGCAGCGACGTCTTCTGACCGCCGCCCGCCTCCTCGTGCAGGGTCCGCTCGAGGAGGTACATGGGATCGTCGAGGCCCTCAGGCTCCACGACCACACGCGCCATGGTGTCGACGGTCCAGACGCGGCCAGTGCGGGAGATCCAGCCGTCGACCTCGCCCTCGACGACGTACGCGTCCTTGGCCCGCATCCCGAGCTCGAACATGGCCGCGTTCTGGGCCTGGTTCGCGTCGCGCGAGTTCTTGTCCTTGTAGGACAGGGGTTTGAACGGAGCAACCGTCGACCGGTACCGGCAGCGGGCGGGGAGGACAGCGCTCGCGAGCACCACCGCGCTCGGCCGGGCGACGCTGGGGTCGCCGGCGGCGATGTGCCGCATCCCGATGACCTCGGTCTGCGCGAACTGGCCGGCGTTGGTCTCCCGGATCTTGATCGTGCCGAAGAAGCGGTCGGCGTCCGAGTAGGTCGAGGGCGTCGTCGCAAGGACAACGGTGTAGGCGTTGTCCTGGTCGTAGTTGGGAACGCCCACCAGGAGCGAGTCGTCCTCGGCGATGCGGAGGCAGGCGCCGAGGCGCGTGATGATCCGCGCCGCGAACTGGTAGGCGGTCTCGCCGTCGTGGGCGACGGCGTTCCGCATCTTCAAGTCGCCGATGGCGAACGGAGGCGCCTTGCCGCCGGGGAGAGGTACGCCGGTGAGGACGTTGACGTGGCTCCGGGCGTCGGTGATGACCTTCGAGAACCCGTAGGGTCCGAAGAGGGTCAGGAGCGCGGTCTCGATGCTCGTGTCCTGGAGGTTCTGGAGGGAGAGGTCCGGATCGACGGCGCCCTCGTAGGGGGTGATGAGCGGCGTGTGCGCGGTGACCTTGATCACCCGCCCATCACCAGCGCCCGTCTCGCGCTCGACGTCCTGGATCAGGAAGCGGCCTTGGTGCGCCCCGTTGATGTAGAGATGCACCTGCTCGCCCTTGCCGAGCTTCGTCCGATAGTCGGCGTACAGGCTCGACGTCGCCGGCTTCGCCGTCAGCGAAAGGCTTGCGAGCGGGTCCGTGAAGGAGTCGCGGTACGTGCAGTCCGTGAACGAGTCGATCGTCCCCCCGTCGTCAAACGTGAGCTTGACTTGGGCGCGGACGGCCGAGGACATGTCAATTCGTGGTGTAGTAAGAGAGCGAGGTGCCCCGCTCGACGTACGAGGCCCGCAGCGCGCTGGCGTTCAGGGCCATGATCTCGGTGACCGAGTTGTTGTGCGCGGCGGCGAAGGCCACGAGCGTCGTCTGCTTGCCCACCACCTCGGTCGCCGTCTTGCGGGCCGCGCGGGCGATGTTCACCTGCATTGTGTACAGGGCGTTCCAGAAGGCTTTCGCTGAAGCGATCGCCGGCCATGCCGTCACGTCGTCGAGCGCCACCAGCGCGCTCACCATCGCGGCGACGTCGCCCATCAGGGAGAGCAGCATGCTGCCGGCGGTGAGCGTCACGGAGAAGACGTCGCCGCGGATGGCGTCGAAGAGGCCGGCGAGGGTGGGCTGGACGAAGCCGTTCGGGAAGCTGATCCCGTACATGCTCGTGAACATCACCGGGAGCCGGCCAGGGGCCACGGTCACCCCGAAGGCGGCGGCGTTGGTGTCCGTCTCGTCAGCGAGGCGGGCGGGGTCCGCGGGGATATTTCCGAGGGCGGTGAGAGTGGCCGGATCCTCGTTGGTCTCGATCCACGAGACCTCGACGATGATGCCCGACTGGACCTTGGTCTCGACCACGCCGGAGACGGTGTCGACGCGCGCCCGGAGCAGGCCGAGGGCCGGGTGCTCGAGGTCGCCGGCGTCGCCGTCGAGGAGCTGGTCCCTCCACGTTTCCCAATAGTCGGGAAAGAGACGACCGAGCCCCTGGTACTCGGCGACCACCGTGTTGATGAAGTAGAGCCTCGCCGACATCGGGATCGAGTCCCGGCCGGTCGGGTCGTGCGCTTCGACGTCGACGTAGGGATAAGGCCGCGGCGCGAGGCGGTTCTTCCACTTGAAGGGCAGGACGTCGTAGAGCGGCGCCAGGAGCCCGCGCCACTTGAGCGGCGGCAGCTCTTTGATGATCGCGGCATCGGTCATTTGGCACCTGGTACGCGCGGCACAAAGGAAGCTCCGCCGATGCTGCCGCCGCTGACAATGGAAGCGAGGGCGACCGCGGCGCTCATGAGCTTGTCGGCGGCGCTCGCGTGCTTGTCCGCGGCGGCGCCCATCTTGTCGGCGCCCGCGCCACCCCCGCCGCGGCCGTCGTCGCCCTCGTACGCGTGCCGAATCTCGCGCTGCTCGGCCTTCTCTCCGAGGAGCCCCGGCAGGACGTCGTTCGGGATCAGGCCGCCGAGCGTGCCGATATCCCTCGCGTCGGTGGGGCCGAGGACCTTGCCGCCGGCCTTGCGGTACCGGGCCTCGTACTCTTTCGCGGCATCGTCCCCGGTGAGGCTGCCGATGGCCTTGATCGCGTCGCTCTGCTCGTTGGCCTTGGCCCCGAGCGTGTTCGCGTCATCGCGTGCGCTGTTGGCCTTGGCACGCGCGGCGTCGTACGCGGCCTTCTTCTCGTTGTACTCGTCGAGCTTCTGGCCCGAGAGCTGCGACGGGTCGCCGTAGGCCGCGAGGTCGCCGAGCATCCGGTCGGCGCTCTTGCCGAGGCGGTTGGCTTGCTTGTCCGCCGCGGCGGCCTTCTCCTCGGGCGTCCCGCCGGAGATGATGCCCGCTTCCTTCAGCCTGTCGGTGACCGCCGCGAGTCCGTCGGCGGCGAGGTCGACCGCCACGAGGAAGGCGTCGAGCGCCTTGCCGTCACTGGCGAGCTTGCCGACCAGCTCGGCGAAGGTGGGCATGAGGCGGTCGCCGACGGCGGACTTGAGCGTCTCCCAGGCGACGCTCAACTTGGACGACGCCTGCTCCTGGACGCTCGCCGCGTCCTTCTGGACCTCGGCGTAGTCGGCGGCCGCGTTCCGCGCGGACTCGAGCGCGGCCTTGATCGCTTCGTAGCCGGCCTGCTGCGCCTCTTTCCCGTGGAGGCCCTGGGTCGCGTCCTGGTAGGCGGCCATCAGGGGGTTGATGCCGCGCGACCCCTGCTTGCCGAAGATCTTCAGCAGCTCCGACGACTTCTTCCCCATGTCGGTCCCGCCGACCTTGGAGACGGTCTCGGCGAGGACCTCGTAGATGTTCCGCTTGCCGCCCTGCTTGTCGTAGAGCGAGATGCCGGCCGCCTTCAGGTTCTTCTGGTGCGCGGTGAGCCCGGCGAAGATGTTCTCCACCGCGGTGCCGGCTTGCTGCGGCGAGCGTGTGCCGGTGCGCGCCACCTGGAGGAGACCGCCCAGGGTGGAGACCGCCTCGGGACCCTTTCCCATGTTGTAGGCGGCGCCGGCGCTCGCCAGCTTCTGCATCTGGGAGGCGAGGTCCCGCATCGTGACGGCCCCGCCTTTCCCCTGAAAGACCAGGGTGGCCATGACCTTCTGCATGTCGGCCATGCTCTTGACGTCGAAGTTCTTGCCGATGCTCGCCGCGGCCGTGGCGACGTCTTCCACGGTGGCGCCGGTCGCCGTGGCGACGGTGCCGAACGTCTCCAGCGAGCGTCGCGCGGAAGCGAGGTCGCCGGTCAGGTCGACGTACGCCTGGGCCGCGCGCCCGACGTCGGCGGCGTTCTGGCCCGTGGCCATCGCGGTGTGCTCGAACTCCTTCCGCAGCGTGGTCGGATCGGCCCCCTCCTGGCCGTTCATGCGGGCGTTGACGGAGACGCGGTTGGCGATGCCTTGCGTCTCCATCGACTCGCGGACTGCGCCCCCGACGAGGGTGGCCCCGGTGCTGAATGCGGATCGCCCGAGCCCGACGAGCGCGCTGACACCGCGATCGACGACGCCGCCGCCGAACCGGGCAGCGTCGCGAAAGTGAGCGGTCCGTGCGCGCTCCTGGGCCTTCGCGATCTTCTGTGCCGACCGCTCGGCGTCGCGCTCCTCCTTCTCGAGGTAGCGCTGCTTCAGCCGGTAGACGTACTCGTGGGCTCGCTCCGCGGCCTTGGCGGCTTGCTGGGCGGCGCGCTCTTGCGCCTTTGCGGTCTGCTGCGCGGCGCGCTCTTGGGCTTTCCCTGCCCGGTTGGCTGCGGCAACGGCGCGGACCGCCTCTCGCTCCTGGGCCGCAGAGGCGCGCTTCGCGGCGCGCTCCTGGTCGGCCGCAACGCGAAGGGCAATCCGCTGGAGTTCGGTCAGGCCGCGACGTGCGCCGCCGGCCCCGCGCTCCGTCTCTCGCCCTACGGCCGCGCCCGAGCGACCCGTCGCCTCGAGCGTGCGAGCGCTTTCGCGCGCCGCCACGTCGATGCTGCGGATGGCTGAGACAACGTCGCCATGACCGGCGGCGAGAAACTGGTAAATGATGGGTTCGGGCACGGCGAGTCACCGGGCGCGGGCGCGCTGCGGTCCGAGGACGCAGCGCGCGGCGCAAGCGCGCCTCGGCCACCCCGGGCACGTGAGAAGGGGCCACGCCGTGACGAGAGCAGGCCGTGTTTCGGCCTCAGATCACGAGCAAGAGCCCGTCGAAGAGATAGGCGAGCTCCGTCTCCGCTTCGGCGGCGAGCGCGTCGATCCGCATCAGACCCCGACGGTTGACGTACACCGCATAGGGCGTGTCCGCCTGGAGCTGGACCAGATCGCGCTCACCTGCCGAGATGACCTCGGTGGCGGTGGTGCTCTTCTCCAGGTCGCCCGTGCGGTTCTGGTAGGCGTGCTCGGCGCGCTCCTCCGCAGCTTTGGCGTCCAGCGTGGCCTTCATCTGCTGGACGGCGTCGCGGTAGGCCCTCTCGAAGCGATCGTCGGCGCCTGGCAGGCTTCCCAGCTCGACGAAGCAGCGGAACATGGCCTACGCGTCCGCCGGTGGCGCCCGCGGGGCATCACCCGGGCCCGCCGCGAGCTCGGCGCGGGCGCTCGCGAGCTCCGCCTCGAGGGCGGCCCGCTCGACGTCCCAGGCTTCCCGCGCTTGGAGCAGGAGCTCGACGCTCTTCCGTGCCTCGAAGAGGCGGGCGGCGAAGAGGACGCAGAGGTGGGTCAGGTACCACCGCGGGTAGGCGGCGAGGTAGGATTCGGGGATGTCTTCGCCGAGGTGCGCGTGGAGGAAATGGGCGATGCTCTCGACGGTCTCCTCGTCCAGCTCGAGCTTGGTGGCGCCGTGGTGGCGCTTGAGCTCGTCGTAGAGGGCCAGGAGCGTCGCCTGCTGGTCGATGGAGAGCTCCCGGCGCATCCAGTTGACGCCCGGGAACGCCGCCCAAGGGGTGGGCTGACCCTTGTCGTCGACCATCCGGCAGGCGCGCATGAGCGCCTCGAGGTTCTGCTCGGGGTCGTGCGCGCTCGGGTCCTTCTGGGCCGCTTCCTTGCCCTCGCCGGCGCGCTTGCTTTGCTCGGCGCGTGTCTTGTGCGCGGCATCCCGCGCCTCGCCCTCCTCCCCGACGGAGAGGATCTGCATGGCGATGGCGGGAACGGGCTTGGCGCCGAGGCCGAAGAAGCCGCCGACGGGAAAGACGTGCACCGTCCGCCCGCGCTTGTGAACGGCGCGCGCGAGCTCGTTGCACTCCGGGGTAGAGGCGATCTCCGACGGCTCCGCCCCGCACTCCGAGCAGGGGGTCGCCGGGGTCTTCTGGACGTGGGTGGTCATGGTGCAGGTCCCTGAGAGAGCGGCGAGCTACTTCTTCACGGCGTCACGCGCGGCCTGGTAGGCGAGCCAGTGGCCGTCGAGCAGCTCGTGGAAGGGGCATCCCCAGTAGCGGTCTGGGCGCGGGACGAGCCCGCCGAGCGTGACGTCCACGCAAGCGGCGAGGGTCAGGGCTTCGTTGAGGTTGGAGCCGTGCTTCGCCCCCGCCGTCAGCGCCTCGCGCCAGCGCCGCGGGTTGCTGCGCCCGTACGTGGGGCAGATGTCGGCCAGCGCCTCCAGCGTGGCGCGGGTGAGCTCGGCGAGCTCGGGCTGCTCGAGCCGCCCGAGCGCGGCGGCCGAGGCGAAGGCGCGGCCCTGGGGCACGTGGAGCACCAGCGCGAGGACCTCGCGGGCCGCGCAGGGGTGCTGGAGCTCGGGGACGTCGCCGGCGGCGAGGTGGCCGACGTCGCGGGCGCGCTGCTCGAGCATGGCCGGGACGGCCCGCACGGAGAGGGGGATGTGGGGGGCGCCTCGGAGGCGGGGGAGGATGAGGCGCTCGGGCCGGAACGGCAGGAGGCTGCGCCAAAGCACATCGGGCGCGAGCTCGGGCGGGTCGGCGAGGTCGCGGGCGGGGGTCATGACCGGCGCCCCGGCAGCCTCACTGGAAGCTGGTGGGCGTGCCCGTGATCGTCAGGTCGACCTCGGTGTTCTTCCCGTCGGCCGAGTCGATGCCGACGCCCGACGAGATGTGCCCCGTCGTGGTGAGGATCTTCCCGGAGAGCGCGCGGATCTGGACGGTGACGAAGACCTTCGCCAGCTTGACCGCCATGAAGTCCACGGTCGGCGCGAAGCTCAGGTAGTTCTTCAGCGTGACGTCCAGACTCGCGGCGCCCGGGGTGAAGCCGGCGTAGTCGAGCGCCAGCGTCTTCACGGTGATGTCCTCACCGTTCAGCATGAGCTTGACCTCGGCGTTCTCCGCGATCAGGCCCCCTCCGAAGCCGGCCGCGAAGACCTGCACGAAGTATCGATCGTATAGCTGCGGCGTTCCGCTCATGGCTGCTCCCTGGACCGACCGAAGTGGGTCAGTACGCCGGGCCGATCTCCTGGATCAGCGTGTCGTCGAAGAGGTTGTGGCGGACGCAGGCAATCGCCGCGTCCAGCTCGAAGCCCGCGGCCATGAGCTTGATGACGGTCGCTCCGAGCATCGTGGTGAGCACCGACGGGTCGAGCAGCGCCATGCCGTTCTGGTACGGCCCGCACATGGCCTGAATCAGCGTGTTGTTGATGACCCGTACGGCGCTCGGGTACATGAACCCGTCGACCGGCTTCGTCCCTTGCGGAGGGTCCGCGGCCACGTTGGGCTGGTTCTGGGCGATGAGCAGCGCCTGGAGATCCTCCCAGTACTTGAACATGACCGACGGGATGTGGCCTTCGCGGGCCCGGAAGTCGGTGGTGCTCGAGGAGCCGGTCCACGAGTAGGTCGTGATGCTTCGGACGATGTACGGCGTGCCGTCCGTCCGAAATCCGATCGTGGAGACGCCACCCTGGAGGTCGGTGGTCTCGTCGACGCTCGAGGGCCGGTTCGTCTTGGTGAAGGGATCGGGGATCTGGAAGACCTGCCCGAGCGTCGAGTTCTGCGTCCAGTTGGTCAGGTTCGCGGCCGCGTAATTGACCTCCTGGCTCCGGTGAATCGCCGTAAGCTGGGCGGTCACCATGCTCGTGTGCCAGTCGTTTCCGTGTACGCGGTAGCACTTGGCCCAGACCGAGTTGACGGCCGCGCTCTGGGTGACCGCGGTCGCCTGGGAGCTGGTGCCATCGACGGCGAAGATCGCCATCGAGCTCTTGTTTCCCGTGGGCGAGACGATGCCGGCGATGTAGGAGGCGTACTGGCCGACGCCGCCGTCCGAGGACGTGACGGACGAGGTGGCGGTGCAGGCGATCGCGTGGTAGGTGAAGGTCGACGTGTCGATGGCCGCGAGGGCGTTGACGCAGGAGTCGGCGGTGGTGCCGGCGGTGACCGAGCTCTTGGCGACCGTCGTGGCGTTCGTCGGGTCCGCGAGACCCATGCGGAGGTTGTTGATCCACCCGGCCGAACGCGGGCCCTTCTGGCTGGTGGTGATGTCGACCTGGCCGGCGTTGGTGACGGTCTGGCCCGTCAGGAGGGTGCCGGTGCCGCCGCTGCAACCGGTGAGGGTGTTTCCACCGCTGACCCCGGTGTAGCTGACCAGGGTGTTGAGGGTCCCGATCAGCACGGTCCCCGAGGTCGGAAGGCCCGTGGTGGACGCGACGCTGATCGACGCAGCGGGGAGGGCCACGTTGTTGGACCCGCTCGCGATCGTGGTCGCCGTGGTGTCGACCGCGGCGGAGAACGGCAGATCGGGATCCGCGTTGATGGCCGCCGCCACGTTGGTGGCGATCGTCGTGATCAGGTCGCCGACGTTGACCTGGACTTGCAGTCGACCCTTGCAGGAGTCGACGTTGACCACGGTCTGCGTGGTCGAGGTGGTGGAGAACTGGTAATTGCAGGTGCTCGCCGTGGCCCCGCCGCCCTCGGCCATGGCCACCGCATAGACGAGCGGCTGCTGGTCGACGGCGACGTACGCGCGGTACATCCACGCGATCTCGCTGCGCCGGCCGAAGCGGTTGTAGCAGTCCTGGACAGACTGGATCGGCCCATTGAGCTGCTCCACCGTCTCGGAGCCGGCGGAGAGCTTGTTGCCGACGAGCACCACGGGGCGGAGCGAGCCGACACCGGTCCCGGTGCCGGCGGCGGGCGAGAACTGCCTCGCGCGTCGCGGGATCGGCGACGTAGAAGGGATGCCTTGGAGGCTCATGGGCTACTCCGCGCGCGCCGCGGTCGGCGCCGTCGCAGGGGTGGGCGCCGCGTCGGGCGTGGGGGTGGCCGCGGGCGCGGCGGTGGGACTCGGCGCCGGCGTCGCGAGCTTGGACGCGGCGGTGGCGGCCGCGGCGAAGTGGAGCTCGGCGTCGTGGAGGCTCTGCTTGGAGCACTCGCCGAGAATCTGGAGGGTCCCGGCCTTGGCCTCGCGCCGGTAGTGGGCGAGGTGCAGGGCGTCCCCGGCGTCGACGACGTGGGCGCAGGGCTCGAAGTGCTCGGCGTAGTGGTCGGGCTTCTCGGGCGGGTTCGCGACGCGCCGGATTCCCACCTTGCGAGAGGGCATGCCGGGGTGCGCGACGAGGTAGGGGACCTCGTTGTCGTCGAGCACAGCCCGGACGAGCAGGAAGGTGCGAAGAGGCTTTTTCATGCACTCCACCGGGAGACCGCGGCGCGAGCTGCGGTATCGGATTGGCTGTGAGCGAGGCGCGCCCGAAAGGGGGACGCCGGCGCCGCCGCGTCAGACCATCAGGCCCGAGGCGCGCTTCACCCAGTTGGCGCCGTCGAACCAGAACCAGGCCCAGGCCTGCTGGCTCGCGGGGAAGGTCGAGAGCGTGCCGCCGGCGGCGCCGCCGTTGACCCACGTGGCGGTGGATCCGCTGGCGTCGAGGCGCGTCGCGAAGATCTGCTCTCCCTCGCGGATCGTCGTCGCCCCGTCGACCGTCAGGGGGTCGAGGGTGTAGGTGACGTTCCCGGTGAGCGTGCCGGCGGGGATGACACGCCACGGCCCGCCGTAGGCGCCGATCGTGGCAGCGCCGCTGGCGAGCGCCAGGTCAGCGCCTCGGTCGAGATCGGGAACGTCGAGCCAGGCGCCGCCGGCGAGGTTCGGGACGAGCGCGGTCCACCCGTCGTCGGCCGAGGGGTCGAGGGGGACGAAGCGGAAGAGCTTCCCCAGGCCGAGCACCCGCGCGAAGCGCTGCACCAGCGGCGGTGCGGTGGCGCGCACCGCGCTGAGGCTGGGGTAGATCCCAGCCGCCAGGATGCCGGGGTTGGTGTTCGAGGGCGCGGTGCTCACGGGTCGAAGACGCCGGCATCCCGGGCGACGCCGAGGAGCACGAGGATCAAGCCCGGGATGGTGTCGACGCCGCCGACCTCCACGGCATCGGCGAGGTAGGGCTCCGCGCGCGGGTCTTGTCGTGGGTCGTAGCGCACGAGGCACCGACCATCCGCGGCCTGTTCGACAAGACGGTTTCCCAGGGCCGTAAGAGCGGTGCCCCATCGATCGGAAGGCGAGAGCGTGGGCTCGCTGGGCGGCGGGTCGGGAGGTGGACAGGAGGTGCAGAGCAGGAAGGCGCCGTCGAGCCCGCACCCGGGCCCGAGCACCCACGCCGCGGGGACCATCACCACCTCAGCGCCGCCGGGCAGCTTCGCCTTGCAGCGGTAACATGCGCCTCCGGCGTCCGGCAGGAGCTTGTCACGGACGAGGCTCGGCGAGACGCGCGGCATGATGGCCTCAGGTGGATTCGGGGTAGGGCGGTGCGGGCACGACGCGGTTGCCGACCGGGAGCGGCGCGCCCGGGTCCTCGCCGACGCCGGTCTTGAGCAGCAGGTCCTGCGCGGCCTCGGAGGGGAGAGCGGTCAGGCCGTTGTCGCGCTCGTAGACGAGGTAGGAGGCCAGGGCGCAGGGGTAGGCCCGGACCATGGGCTGGTCGCTGCCCTGGACCGCCTCGACGACGGGCGAGAGCATCACGCGGCGCGAGCCCTGGTAGACGATGCCGTGGCCGGCGAGCTGGAGCAGCACGGCGATGGCGGTGCCCGAGTAGCTCGGGTTCCAGCCCTCGTCGATGACGCGGAAGAGGGTGGCGCAGGCCGCGCCCCGCAGCCCGAAGCGGTCGATCTGCCAGCCTGGCAGGAGCGCTTCCTCGAAGATCCACGCGACCGAGACCGCCCGCTCGCGCATCCCGTAGAGCTGGCTCCAGGGCTTGCGCTTGTCGGAGTCGTCCCAGAGGTAGAGGGCGGGGAGCGGGTACGGGGCGCCGTCGCCCTTGCCGCGCGTGAAGAACGCGTTCGGCTTGGTCGGGTCCCAGCAGTAGACGTTGCCGGCGGGGACCGCGGTTGCCACCAGGGAGCCGTCGTCTCGGCGCGTCTCCAGGCTGGCGAGCTTCGCGTTGAGGTCCTGGTTCAGCGCGTAGGCCAGGTAGGCGCCGAGGCCGGTGAGCGTCGGATCGTCGACGGCGCTGTGGGACGCCCCCGCGGGGATCGGAAGCGCCAGCGGGCCGACGGAGGACGCGGGCGAGGGCATCGCCTACCGCGTCTCGTCCGGCCAGGCCGCGCGCGCCGAGACGGCGTGGAGCCGTTCGGCGGCGCGCTCCGCCCGGGCGGCGAGCTGCTCGACGAGCACGGCGAGCCCCCAGACCTCCTCGCCCACCTCGGGGGCGCGCACGAGCTGGCGGGCGCCTTGCCGCACGGCGATGGCGAGCCCCCACAGGGGATGGGCCACCACGTGGTGCACGAGCTCGGCGAGGAACGGCATCGGGGCTCCTACGGGAGGCTGAGGACCTGGACGCCGCGCGCCTCGAGGAGGGGCAGCACCTCGGCCCAGACGGTGATGCAGCCCTTGGCCATGGCCATCTGGCCGGGCGTCCGCGCGACCTTCGCTGCGACGCCGCAGTAGATCAGGTCGGCGGGCTTGCCCTCCGGATGGGCGGCGAGCCACTTCCGGAGCGCGCGCCCGACGGCGACGCCCTCGACGATCCACGGGCCGGGCTGGTCGAGCCAGGTGGCCACCTCGGCCGAGGTGGCGCTCCAGTCGAGCTTGCCCACCAGGTTGTCGGTGTGGCGCACGGGCGCGCCGGTGGTGCGGCCGAGCGCGTCGGCGAAGGTCGTCTTGCCGGTGCGCGGCCCGCCGGCGACGATTGTGCGCATCAGAGCTGCGGGGTGACCCTGACCGAGGCCGCCCGCGGGATCGACTTGAAGGGCGCGGCGTCGTCGACGTCGTGCTCGCCGAGGTCGCGGAGGCGGGCGCCCAGCGCGGCGAGCTTGTCGAGGGCCTTGCCCTGGTCGAGCCGTTCGCTCGAACCGCTCTCCACGTAGGTGATGGTGCCCTGGCCGACGAGCTCCAGTCTCTTGGCGGCCTTGAGGGCGTTGGCGTCGCCGGCGGCGCGCGCCGTATCAAGCTCGGCCTCCATCCCGGCCTTCACCTGGTCGCGTAGCGTCTCGCAGAGCCGCTCGGCGGCGGCCTTGGCGCGCTCGGCGTCGAAGAGCTGCGCGGCGAGCTGAGAGAGGGACATGGTGACGTTCTCCGGGGGTGCCAGCGGGTCGGTGGACCGGTCGTGGCTCGGGTACGCGAAGCCCGCGACGGATCTGGTGGGGAACGGGCTGGCGTCGTGCATGTTCAGCGTCTTCGTGTGCGGCGCGGCGGAACGCCGCTTACGCGCGGAACCCGATCCGCGTGCCGTCGAGGTCGCGCTCCACGGCGTGCAGAAGCAGGACGGCCAGCTCGTCGGCGCCCATGGTCTTCACGCGCCTCTTGATTCGCTTGAAGCGCGCTACCGCCGCCGCATCCCCCTTGATGACGTCGCCTCCGATTGTGAGGTTGACCCTGATTTTCATGGATCCTCTGCGCCCCTCAGTAGGGGACCTTGCGGTCCGTCGACTTCAGGTGGAGCGTGTAGTGGAGGGGCTTCGACGTATCGAGACCGCGGGGCGCGAGGATGTAATTCCGGGCGCCGCTCGACCAGCCGACGACGTAGACGTAGGTGAAGCCGCTGCCCTGGTCCGCGGGGGCGAGCTGGGCTTGGGTGAAGCCGCCCGAGCCGGTGGCATTCGACCAGGCGGGGGTGAGGAGGTCGACCTTGATCTCGACGTCCGAAGGCTCGCCTCGCACATGGGGAGGCTGGATCGTGCCCGTCGCATCGGCCGCGCCCAGGATGAGGTCCGGGTTCGGGATGATGGTGCCGGTCTGGCCGTGCCCGGAGCTCCACGTCCACGAGCGGAGCAGCACCGGGACCTGGTGCATGCCGAGCGCGCCCACCCGCCACCGCACCTCCTGGAGGCGGGGGAGCAGGCGATCGCGCAGCGTGGTCATCAGGGCTTGCTGGTTCGACGCCGGAGAGCGGCGGCGCGAGGAGGGAAGGGGATCGCGCCGTAAGCGTCGGACATGGGAAGATGGCGGGATGAAGGAGCCGGCCACGCACAAGGTGTTCGGCGTCGAGCCGGTTAGCGGCGTGAAGGGTCGTGCGGTGCCAGCGAAAGAGGGCGAGGCCCCCACGTGCCGCAAGTGCCTCGCCTGGGTGCGCGCAGCGAACCGCAGCTATCGCACCCCGAGGACGCTCAAGGCGCCGAGGAGGAGCCGTTGGCGATGACGGGCGCGCTGCGCGGGTCTAGCCGAGTGGCGTGACGCCGCCGCGGCCGTACTGGTTGTCCGCGTGCATCCAGTCGTCGCCAGGGTAGCCACGCTCCCCGAAGACGTCGGCGACCACCGGCACGCCGAAGAGGGTGGAGAGCTGCGTCACGAAGCGGCGGCCCTCGGCGCGGACACCATCGAGGCCCGCCGTCCCGTTCTTGCGAGCTCCCTCGAACCAGGCCACCTCGTCAGCCTTGGCCAGGCCGATCTCCGTGAGGCGGTTGCCCAGCTCGGTCTCGATGCCGGCGATCTTGGCGAGAAGGCCGATTGCCATCGAGGAGGCGTCGGGGTCGGCGTCCACCACGTTGATGGCGCTCTCCAGCCTCGGATTCAGGTACCGGAAAAGGTTCGGGTAGCCGAGGTAGAGGCGGAAGAGCGCGGCCTGGCCCGTGGTGAAGGTGACGTAGGGCACGGCGGCGCTCGGCTACCGGGTCTTGAGCGGCTTGGCAGGCGCGGGCGCCGAGCTGGTCTCCGCGCCGGGAGGGGGCGGCGCCGGCGGCGCGGGAGGAGGCGCAGCGGCAGGAGCCGTCGCGGCCTCGAGTTCGGCACGGAGCCGGTCCACCTCGGCCTCGGCGGCGAGCAGCTCGTCGAGGCGCACGCCTACCGAATCCTCGGCCCCGATTCCGAGCTTCTCCCGGACCTGTGCCACGAAGGCGACGGCGCTGGCGACCTGGCCCTCGAGCTGACGCTGGGCGGTCTCCGCGTCCGTTGCCCGCCGGACGGCCTCCTCGGCCCGCTGGTGGTTGTCCTCGGCCCGGTCGTGGGCAGCTTCGAGCTGGCCCTCCAGGTCCTTGGCGCGCCGGCCAGCCTCTGCGGCCGTGGCGGCGAGCTCCTGGGTCCGGTCGTACCAGCGGCGGGCGTCGGCGCTCCACGGGGGCGCGTCGGGGCCGAGGGCGGCCTTGGGACCGGGGGCTGCCGGTCCTGCGCTCGCGAGCGGCACCGGCGCAGTCGCCTCGGCCGGGCCGTCGATGCGCTCGAGCGGAAGTCCGCTGCGGCCGATGCAGTAGGCGATCCGGTCGGGAACGTCGATCTCGCCGCCCGGCTCGACGTGGGTCTTCGGGCCCATCGCTCCGCCGAGGCGGAAATCGAGGGGCCCTGCGCTCGCGTTCTTGAAGCGCGCCATCAGGGCAGCTCGTAGAAGATGCAGTAGGAGTAGGTCCCGTCCGCCGCGTGGCTCGGCAGGTAGATGCCGTTTGGCGCCGAAGTGGACGGCAACGTGAAGGCGCCCGTGGTGACGCGCGCGGCGTTGGCGATCTCGGCCACCACGGCGATCATGCCGGCGCGCACCTTGGGGGTCTGGCGGAGGCCGAGCCCCGCGCCGTAGCCGAAGGTCCAGGCGCCCGCCGTGTTGCTCATCGCCGAGCCGGAGATCGAGGTGACGCTGGCGAAGGCCTTCGTGGTCGAGATGGTCTCGCCGCCGCCGGTCTGGGTCGGCGTCATCGTGTCCGTGAGCGCGTTGCCGTTGGCGTCGACGCCGACGACGGTCATGGCCGTCAGGGTGTAGGCCCCGGCGCTCGAGGACGAGGTGGCGGTGATGGGGCGCGCCGGCGAGAGGGCGCCGGCGCCGATCGAGCCGTTCAGTGCGGCGCCGGAGTAGCTCCACGCGCTCGTGCTGGTGGCGATGCTGGTCTTGATCGCGTTGGTGCTCGCTGCCGCCGGCGTGACGAACTCGTCGGCGTGGTAGATGCCGTGGCTGAGGTCGGCCACGGCCTGGGTGATCGCGGTGCGCAGCGCCGGCGCCGCGGCGCCCTGGGCGGGGACGGTGGTCTGGGGGGTGCTCATGGTGCTCCGAGGCCCTCAGGCCGACACGGGGATGACGGTGGCGGAGCCGTCCGTGAAGGTGACGTGCGCGTTGACGAACGCCTTGAGGCCGCCCGAGCCCGACGCGAGGGTCTCGCTCGACGGCAGGTCGGTGGCGTTGGAGGCCGAGACGCTGTTGGTCCCATCGTTGGTGAAGTGCACGCCGCTCTGACCCACGTGCGCGTTGCACGCGGTCTTGAGGGCGTTGAGCAGCGTCTCCACCTGGGCGAGGGTCCCGGTGCTCGAGCTGATCTTGGGGATCGTGGTGTAGGAGATCCCGGCGACGTTGGTGGCGTCGGCCGCCTTGTGGGCGCCGCCCCAGAGGTTCTGGGCGGTGCCGGCGTCGGCGAAGTGCGCGAGCAAGATGGTGCGCACCTGCTCGGCGACGGTGATCGTCGAGGGCAGATCCACCGCAGTGCCCGTCACCTGCATCGCGGTGATGACGGGCGCCTGGTAGTTGCCGCTGAACGTGGACGTGGCGTCGGCGTGCGGGTAGGTCGTCAGGCTGCCGATGCGGGCGCGAACTCCGAGGTTGTGCGCCGCGACGAGCGCGATGGTGAGCGCGTCGGTGGTCTTGCGGGTGGGGTATCCCATGGTGGATCTCGGGGCGCGCCGAAGCGTGCCGCGCGGAACGAGGGCTCGTCGCCTCCGACCCGCGCGGGGTGCTTCAGCTCGCGATCTGGATGTTGACGCGCTGGCCGCAGGCGTTCGGGCGGCGGACGACGAGCTGACCGTTCCAGGTCATCATGTACTTGTCCGAGTCGCCGGTCTTCGCGAGCTTTTCCACCCAAAAGCCCAAGGGGATGATCCCGAAGCCGTCGTCCGCCTGGGTCTCCATGCCGAGCTCGGCGAGCTGGACCATGAGATCGGAGGGCGGGGGCAGGTACTCGATGTGCACGTACTGGGAGTTGAGGTATGTGATGGTGTTCGCCGGCGAGTCCTTGTCCTTCACGAAGTAGGTGCCGTCGAACTCGATGGCCTTGAAGCCGCCCTCGAGCTTCACCTCGCCGCGCGCGGTCGGCACGGTGTCGACCATGTAGCGGCGGTTGGCGTCGAAGAGCGATCCCAGGGTGTTGAACGTGTTGGGGTCGCAGAGCCCGATGTCGGGCTGCTCGCCGCTCTGGATGTAGATCGCGGCCTGGTCGGCGCGGATCTGGGCGAAGGAGAGGGGCGTCAGGCTCCCCGGGTTGACGTTGTAGGGCTGCCAGAACGAGTAGACCGTCCGGTCGATGCCCGCGTAGATGTTGGTCGTGGTGCCCACGGCCGGGGACATGCCCGCCACGTATCCCGAGGTCCCCGGGTCGTTCCAGAGGGCCTGGTTGATGGTGGTGGTGAGCTGCATCGTCGCGTCCTCGATGTTCGCGAGGAGCTGATTCGACTGCATCTCGGGGGTCGCCGCGAACTGCGCACCTCGCCGGGCGGTCCCGGTCAGGTGGAAGTTCGAGCGGTAGAGGCCCCAGTTGAGCAGCGCCTGGAGCTGCGTGTTGCTGCCGAAGTTCGAGACGTCGGCGCCCTCGGCGTACTGCTCGGCCACCTGGCCGGACCCCTTCGCACCCCAGGCCGCGTTCTGGCCCATCGCGGGGGTGCACTTGAGGAGTTTGAGCAGGACGCTCCGGCGGTTGATCTGGTGGACCATCCGCCCGCGGTACTTCTGCTCGAGAATGAGCGCCGCGAGCGACAACTGCGTGTCGGCCATGGAAGTCCCCTTTCAGGGGTGGAAAGGAAGAGGCGCTCGTCCGCGATCAGCCGCGGAGCAGCATCTCTTCGGGGGTCATGCCGTGCTTCGCCGCGAAGGCGTCGCTCGGGTTGTTGGCCTGCGTCCGGTTGCCGGTCGGGCCAGGGGGATTCTGCGGGCCGCGTCCGCCGCGCGGGTTGTTCGCGCTGGGGGCCGGCAGGTAGTGTTTCACGCCCTCGCTCTTCAGGAGCGACTCCACGCCTTCGGCGAGGGAGAGCCCCTCTTCGGGCTCCTCGGGGCGGAAGCCGAGCTTGAGACGGACGGCGCCGTCGTCGCCGATGTGGACCTTGCCGCGTGCGCGGAGCAGGTCGACGAGGTCCTGCTCGGCGCCGGGCAGCACCTTGCCGGCGAGCGCGGAACGGAGCGACCCGAAGCCGGCCTCCTCGACGCGCCTACGCTCGGCCTCGGCGCGCGCGTTGCGTTCCTTGGTGAGCTCGGTGGCGACGGTGGTGTGCTTGCGCGTGAGCTCGTCGAGCCTTGCTCGGAGCGCCTGGACCTCGGGATCAGGCTCCCTATTGCCCTGCTGGCCCTGGCGGGCCTGCTGGCCTTGTTGGCCTTGCTGGCCTTGCTGCCCGGCCTGCTGGCCCTGGGGGCGCTGCGCGCCTTGGTCCCCCTGGCCTTGCTGGCCCTGGCTCTCGTCGCCGGCGCCGCCGCCCTGGCCCTCGTCGCCCTTGGGGAGGAGCGCCTTGAAGGGCTCGAACGCCTTGGCGATCTCGCCCTGGAGCTTGCGGCCGAGCTGGGAGCTGACGGCGGAGTTGACGGTGTTGCCGATGGTGGCACTGAAGTCGGTGAGCTTGCCCGTGATGAGGGCTTCGACGTCGGCCCGGGTGATGGGCTGATCGTTCGTCGGGGCTGCGCCCCCGGGTGCGTCCGGCATGGAGTCCTCCGTTCGCCGCGCGGCCGTCGCGTGGCGTCGAGTGCGCCTCTCGCGAGGCGTGCCCGGCGTGATTGCCGGGTGAAATCGGTGGGGCGCTATGCTCGGCGCCGCGGCCGAGCGCCGATCAAGCGCCCGACGGCGCTGCGGGCTCGGCTTCCGCCGCCCGCGCGTAGACGATCAGCACAACGCATGGGCCCGGGACGTCGACGCCGAGATCCTGCCCCTCCGCGAAGGGCTCGGGCTTCCACGGGCGACCGTTGCCCCAGACGAGATCCGCGCGGCAGCCCAGGATTTCCCCGTGCTCTCCGATGTGCTGGCGAATGACGCCGACGAGGTCGCGCGCCGCCCGCGTGATCTTCTTCGACGGGTCCGAGTCTCCGGTCCGCACCGGGATCGCCACCGGCACCCAGAAGGGCTGCCACCCGCGGCCGCCGCTCCCTCGACCGAAGCCCAGCGCCGCGACCTCATCGCCGAGCACACGCTGCACCTCGGGAAAGAACGCGCTCCAGGCCCGCTCGATGGTGGCCTTGAAGGCGTCCAGGCCGGGAACGCACGCCAGCGGCCGCGCGTCGTCGCCGAACATCTCTTCGACGGTCATCGCGCGCACGGCGTGCTCCTGAGGATGGCTCGCACGGCGCGCCTGAAGTTGCCAGGGACGATGTCCAGTGTCGGCCTGACGCCTTGGGATGCCAGGACCGCCATCGTCACGTCGGAGATGTGGAATCGCTCCCCGCGCCGCGTGTCGAGAAGGCTCGTCGCGGGTCCGGTCTTGGCGAGGACGACGATCATGGTCAGGCGCCCCGCGGCCCGTCGTTGCGGTAGCTCTCCCAGCCGGCGCACCAGATGTCGACGCTGGTGGGGGTGCCGGTGAGGGAGGTGATCAGCGGGAAGAAGTCCCGCCCCATGACGTCGACGAAGAACGCTTGCCCGCCGTAGAGGGCCACGCTCTGGACGCCCTGCACCCAGCCGCTGCCCCCAGCGACGTTGCCCTGTGCGATCCGGTGGAGGAGCTGGACCTGCGCCGACGGCGTGGTCCCCCCGTGGAACACCAGCCAGAGCAGCACCTTGCGGTAGCCCATGGGCTGGGCGACGCCGGCGGCCGAGACGTCGTAACTCGCGTCCGTGAAGGGGCCCGTGTCGATGGCCGAGACCGTCGCGCGGATCTTCACCCCGTCGTTGGCCTGGAGCGGGATGGGGGTTTTGGCCATGGTCTACCGGCGAGGGGGAGGGGGACGGCGCGCCGGCACCGCCTTCGAGAGCTTCGGCGAAGCCTTCGCGGTGGGGACGCCGGGCGTCCGTTGGCTGTCCGGGTCGGGCTCGCCGGGTTTCTCGCCCGAGGAGCTCGGGGAGGGCTCGTCCGTGGCACCCGGGCGGTTGGCGTTGGGGGCGTCGTCCTCCTCGGGGCATGCGCCTTCGGCGAGCGCTCGGGCGGCGTCGGTCCAGATCTTGAGGCAGTCGCCGGCGAGGGCGAGGGCGGCGGCCGGGCTGTCGGCGTTGGCCGCGCCCATCGCGAACATCTTGCGGAGCAGGGCCTCGAAGGTGCACGCGGCCCGGTGCGCGGCGGCGTGGGAGATCGTCCCGTCCGCCATCACCGCGCACTCGAGGGCCTGGTGGAGGACCTGGGCGGCGAGGTCGGGCGGGCTCTCGCCTAGGCGCTGCTCTACCCAGAGCTCGCTGGCGGGCACGTAGGCGTAGCGGCTCGGGTTGGCACCCCCCGAGAACCCCCCATCGAGGAGCCGGAGGACGTTCCCATCGACGGCCCACACGGTGAAGGCCGCCGCCTTGCCGAGCGGCCGCACATGAAGCTTGGCCTTCAGGGCGTCGGGGAGCGCCACCCGTAGGGCGTCGTCGCGGTGGTCCATCCGGAAGCTCGCCATGTCGTCCTTGTCCTCGGAGGGGGAGCATCGCCGTCGCGCGCGGCCCGCGCCCTCGTCGTCGGCCGCCTTGAGCGCCTCGTCGATCTCGCGGCGAATGGTGTCCCGCGTCGCCTGCTCCATCCCCGGCAGGAGGGAATCGGCCAGGCGGTAGGCGAGCTCGCGGCGGAGCGTCGGGGACTCGACCTGGGCGGCGGCCGCGGCGCAGGCCTCGGCGAGCGCCTGGGGGTCGGCGAGGGTGAAGCTGTCCAGGCCCTCGATGCTCCAGGCGATGGTGTCGCTGTCGCCGCGCACCTCGGAGAGCAGCTCGTAGGTCTGCTCGGCCGCCTCGCGCACGAGGGCGCCGTAGACGCCGAGGAGGACCTCGGAGGCGGAGGCGTCGACCTCCTTGGACTTGGCGGAGCGTCCGACCGCGGCGGCGTTGTTGTCCACGCCCTGCGCCATCTGGTTGGCGACGCGGTAGATTTCGTCCTTCAGCGTGTCGATACGCTGGGCGACGATGGAGAGGTGCTCGGTGGGCGGAGCGATCCAGCTCGCCTTCTCGCCCTCGGCGAGCATGATGAAGTAGCCGGTGCCCATCCGCGGGGGAACCGGCTTGCCCTCGCCGTCCGCCTTCAGCTCGAAGACGGGCATGGCGTAGCAGGTGCGGCGGATGTTCCAGTCCATCGCGGCGGACGACCGGAAGTGTGCGATCTGCGCCTCGGCCAGGCGCTGGAGGACCCAGAAGCCTTCGAGGGCCGACGAGGAGAGCTTGAGGGTGCGTCCGGCGTGCTTGAAGCGGACGCCTCGCATCCCCGTGAAGCCGAGCCGCACGAGGGGGACCCGGCGGAAGCCGTGGGCGACGCGGCCGCCGACCTTGACGGCCGTCGTCGGGCGCGGCTCGCCCTGGGTCGGGTCGTACTCGATGGCGAAGGTCTCGATGCCCTCGCGGTCGTAGATCCGCCAGACCTCGCGCACGCGGTCGCGGCTCTGGGTGACGTTGGCGCGGCGCTGCTCCCAGGTGTGGACGATCGCCCACACGAGCTCGCCGCGGTGGTCGACCTCCCAGTCGAGGACCTGCTCGTTCTCGAGGGGGACCACGACGGCCTCGCCGAGGCCGCGGGACTCCCACTCCGCCAGGGTCTCGGCGGGCTTGCCCGCGTCGTCGGGGCGCTCGACGAGCCACCAGGCCCGGCCCTTCACGCAGGCGCTCGTGAACCGGGCACGGAGGAAGTCGACGAGGTCGGTGCCGACGCCGTCGACGTCTTCCTTCCAGCGGGCGTAGTAGGAGTCGGTCGCGAGGTCGGGGGCGTCGGGCCCGGCCGCCTCGAGGCGCTTCCGGTCCTTGGCCCGGACCACCAGCGCCGAGGACATCAGGAGCGCGGCGTAGAAGTCGACGATCGGGCCGATGTACCCGCAGTAGTGCGCCTCCTTCTTCCGGGCCTCGTAGACCGTGGGCGGCTCGTCGGGGTTGGAAGGGAGGAAGGCGTCAAGGTTGGCGCGGAAGGCCTCGCCCCCGCGGTAGAGGGCGTCGTAGCGCTGCCAGAGCAGCTCGTTGTACGTCGGGTGGGTGATGCAGAGCCTGGCGACGTCCACGGATTACCCCGCGCAGGTGAGGCCGCGCGCCGTCTCCCGCGCGGCCTCACCGATCGAGCGGATCGCGGATACGACATCGCTGTGCCCTTCGGCGCGGAAGGTGTAGAGGATCGGGCGGCCCTCCAGGGTGTCGACCTGGCCGAGACGGCACGCGGGGCAGAGCCAGTCGGGCGCGCCGTCGTGCATCGTTCCCCAGTGCCAGCCCCGGTCGACGGCGCCGTGCTCGGGGGTCGTGTCGAGACAGCCGACGCAGCAGGCAAGCGGCTCGCCGAGCTGCTCGATGGCGACGCGGTTGCGGCGGATGGCCGCGCGTGCGAGCCAGCCCATCACCCCGACGAGGGCGAGGATCCAGAGCAGCTCTTCCACGGGGAACCTCAGTCGGCGCCGCCGATCCACATCGCCAGCGCCACGGAGGCGAACGGGGCGACGAGGACCAGCGTGGTGAGCATGGGGTCAGCGGTAGGGTCGGCCGACGCTCGTGCGCACGCGGTAGCGCGGGTCCATGAACGGCGGCGGGGGAGCCGGGGGAGGGGGAGGAGAGACCATGGCGCCTCGAGGAAGGGGACGGCGGCGCCCCCGCCGCGTGTTGAAGCGAGGGCGCCGCCGCTGGGGGTGGGA